GGAGAGTAAGTTTAAATAGATTACTATTCTTCGTTACTAATACGGATTCGTCAATAGGTTTAGGTTTCAACTCACTCAAATTAATTGTAGTGTCTTGAGTATTACCTGAAGGAGTAGTAACTTGAATCACGTAATCTTCTCCGTAAGCTGCAATCCTAGCTGCAATCATAATGGCATTCTTGTCTCCAACTAACAAATCATCCCAATCAATCTCTGATACAAGCAAGTTGCGGAACATTCTTTCAATGGCCGTTCCTTGCATAATATAATTCTGATTAGTTAAGATGTCCTCATCTTTGGCCGTCATGTATCTTAATTCTACTTGACCCGAGGATAGTGGGTTTTCCTTGGGGTAAAAAAGACCTCTAGATGGTAAATCAACTAATAAAGTAGTCTGACTTACACCCTTAGGGACAGTTGGAATAACCGGAGTAGGAATTTCCATACCGTCTTCGCTAGGACTTTGATTAAATGTAACTTCTCTGTCTGGCTTCATAATATTTATGTTTGTTTAATTTTTAAGCTCTCGGTAATAATCCTACCGATGGAATTTTTTGATTAAGAGATTTAATAGAATCAGGTAGTGTAGCTAATGGATTAATACGCTCTTTATCGTAAGGAATAACCTTTCTTTGGTTAGCGTCTTTTATTAACGCATAATCATACATAATTGTTATAGAACAAGTGGATAAAGAATCGTCCGATAAATCTAAATCACCCCATTTTACAGCCGAAACATAAGCACCGTGTATTTCCCATCTTTCCGATTGTATATTTGTTCTAGGCATTAATGTTTCTAATATTAAAGTTTTCTTATATGTTTCTAGCGCATATTCTCTACCTTCTACATAATTTGAATGTGTAGTCATTATCCATTCATATATTAAAACAGAAGAATCATTGCTTACTTCCTCGGAACTAGATAACGAATCTACAAAGGGGTTATTGGCTGCTCTAGGAGAAAATCTATGTGCTGCCACAGGATCATATAGCACTATCTCTATAGGGTCCCATGTCATCTTACCTTTAAAGTTTGTTTTTGAGTTTATATACTGTAACTCTATATTATCATAAGTAAATCCGGGTTTAGTCGCGGATTTTACTAAGTAAGTAGGTATGTAAATCCCTTGTACGTCTAAGTAAAGGACAAATCTATTTTTTAGTTTAGGTTCAAAATAGGCAAAAGGTCTGTATTGAGTATATTCAGAAGCACCTGTAGAATCTACAGCTACTGTTCTGTCTATTTTCTTTTGTCTAAATATGGGCGTAGATTTAGCCATTTCTTTTTATAATAAATATACTAAAAACTTAAAATTAATACAAAACAAAGAAAACTAGTTCCTTCCCCCTCTTCCTCCTCCACCAATCAAATTACCTAGTGCATTTATCGCACCTCCGGCAAGTGCTTGAGCTGCTCCTTTTCCGATATTTATGGCTGCGTCTCCTAACTGTTTTCCAAAATTAGCTCCTCCACCATCTAGTCCGGGGCCTTCTACGTCAGGAAGTTTTACTTTACTACCTCTAACCATAGCATAATCATATACTATTGTTCCTTCCATCAATACTAAATCATCACTAGACATGTCAAATTCTCCCCATTTAACAGAATCAAAGAATGCTCCTACTAATACGAAAGAATCCATTACATCTCCATGAGGTGATAATGATCTTAAATATAATGTTCTTTTATATTCATGTATAAAACCATCTTCTCCGGGTGTTAATAAATTAAAACTTTGTCCGGTCGTTCCTGAATTGTGGTGATAATTATTAATATAATCATGTAACATTTTGGCACCATTATCCTCAATTGGATCATAAAAACGTATTGTTATGGGCTGCCATCTTGATTTTCCTTTAACGTGGAATTCTGTATTTATGTAATCTACTGTGATATGATTATTCTCTAAAGTAGGTCTTTCCGCTGATTTTATGGCATACGTAGGGTAAAAAGGACCAAATGGATCCGCTTGCATATATAACTCAAAACGCATTTGCTGTTTCGGGTTAAAATATTTAAAAGGTTTGTGTGTAAATGCCATGTGTATTTTATAAGCACAGAGGTGCATTGATGCACCTCTGTGGTTTATTAATTAATCTTATCTATCTACGACTCCCGTAGTAACTACTTTGTTTTTAGCCGGAATCATTAAAGCATAATCATAGGTAATCGTTAAGTCTAACATGTTCAAATCATCAGATGACAAGTCCATGTTACCCCATTTAGCGTCTGCTACGAAAGCGCCGTATAGTGAAAATTCATCCGCTACATCTCCATGTGGAGTTAAGGCCTGGAAAACTAGAGTTCTTTTATACTCGTGGATAAATCCATCTTCTCCTCCGGTCAAAAGACCCGGAGCTCTACCCGCAGCTGCTTGGTCTAGTCCTGAGTTGTGGTGAAATAAACTTATCCAATCATGTAATAATTTAGCACCATTATCTTCAATAGGATCATATAATGTAACTGATATATCTTGCCATCTTGATTTTCCTTTTACCTTAAATTCTGTATTAATGTAATCTACTGTAACTGGATTTTGGTCTATTGATGGTCTGTCAGCTGTTTTAACCATATAAGTAGGGATAGGTACTCCAACGTTAGTTAGAAAGAGCACATATCGCATCTGCTGCTTAGGGTTAAAATATTTAAATGGTTTATGTTCAAATGCCATTTTATTCTATTTTTTTTGTTTATTCTGTATCACCAGGGAAAGAAGCTCCTGTAGGTAGTACAAAGAAATCTAAGATTATGAATTCCGCAGTTCTAGTAGGTTTTAAATAAATATTACCTCTTAGCTCATTTCTGTCTAATACGTCAGGAGTATTATTAGATTCGTCCATTATGACTTTGAAATCATATAAACCTTGATTTCTTCTAACACTCTCTAAATAAGGCTCTACTATACTTAAAAATCTAAGTCTTGTTTCTTTGGTGTTTTGTTCAAACACTAAATACCTAGAAGATGATGCGATGAATTTTTTAGCAGTTATCAATAGTCTCCTTACGTTAATCCTATCGAGTGCAGATCTTTTCTTCTGTAAAGTTTTCTGTCCCCATACAACTACACCTTCTCTTGGGTAAGTAGCAATAGGATTAATATTGTAAGTGTAAAGTCTATCTCTATCACCTAAAGTTAATTTTCTTTCTGCTTGTAGAGCTACGTCGATAGCACCTCTATTCAAACCAGCCGGAGCATACCAAGGAAACTGTACGTAGTCATTGAATGCAATAACTCCTGATACTACAGTGGATGGTGGAACCCATACATTTCTTCCTAAATCAGCGTCAGCTATTTGTACCCATGGATAGTAATAAGCAGCATAAGAAGTATTTCTTGCTAAGGCTGCATTGATAGCTTGTCCAATAGTATCACCATATCTAGTAGGGTCAATTACCATGAAAATATCTCCTCTATTTTCAATCATGGCAATGGCTTTTGTTATAATTTCACCATGTTGTTCACCTACTCCGTCAATAATTCCGGGCATGAGTAACATGTTGATATCATATTCATCTGCATTAGCTAAAATGTCAATGGCATCTAAATAAGCAGTTGAGCCAGATGCTCCTCCCGCTAAATCATCTAAATTGAATCCTTGACTATTTTGTCCGCTAATTTTATCGAAGAATGACCTAGGATGTTTTACATATCCATCGGAACCTCCGGAGAAAGTACCAGATACAGCAGCAGGTAAGCTACTAGAGAATGCGGCAACTCTGATTTGTCCACTCTCGTTTAAGTAATTATAGTTCTCCTTAAATACCTCTACTCTAATATACCTAGATCTATTAGGGAATGAGCCACTTAATTGTAAGAATGGGATACCGTCAGAATCATATTTCAGACTATACATTTGATCTCCAATAACTCTACCGATATAATTAGTATCGTTAGGGTCAAGCGTCAAATCATTGTATTGTTCTACGATTACTTTTCTGTTGTGTCTGTCATCTCCTCTTCTTATGTACAAATCAAAAGTACCTAAATCAGTATTGACATCTCTTACTTCCCATCTTAAATTTTCTCTAGTTCCTATATTCAATACTCCTCCCGTAGAATCATCGTTAGGATTTCCTATTCCATTATTAGAGGCAATAGAAGTAAGTGATGTATTTACATAGTTACCCGGAGATACTACGGTAAGTTTAAAGGTTTGATTTGCAGCTGTAAAATAAGATCCGGTTAATTTAGCTTTAATTCCCGCAGGAGCAGCAGCGTAAGCACCTCTACTTACTACATTTGAACTTGCATACTGATAATTACCGGCTAGTACTCTAACCACAGTTAAGTTTTCCGCATATCTCAAATATTCTTGTGCTACATAGTCCGTTAAGAACTTGTATTGTCTTTCAGATGTACCGGAACCTGAACTAAAGGCTCCTCCGAAAGCTCTAAGGTATTCCTCGTAAGAGGAGATTGTAGAAGGAACGAACGCGGGTCCTTTTAAGGTAGGACCTACAACCGCCGCTCCTATAGCTTGTATTTCTAAAGGTAAAAAACTAAGGTCTTTTTCTCTTGTAAATACGCCAGGACTGACTATTCTTTCTGCCATTTTTTTGTTTTTGTCAATTAAATATTATACCAAGAATTATTAATAAATTCTCATTTGTTATAAATATGTTTTAAAAATCTCAAACAATTAAAAAAATGTTAAATTACGTTAATCTTTCTGACATTGCTACCTTTTTAATGGATAATGCTTTTTGAATAGATGATTTTCTTTCTACAAATGCCGGCATGAGTGTAGCTAATACTCTTAATCTTGTAGATGCTTTTACAATTCTTTCTTTTTTTGATATATTGACTGCGGAAAATGTAAAATCTTCGATGTTGGTAACAAATTGATAATCGTTTCCCCACACAAAATTATTCACAGGTATAAATTGCTCTATTACTTTATTTAGTTGCTCGTTAAAATCTGTCCAAATGTTTAAATCATAGTACACATAATAGTACTCAGGTATCAAAGATATATAAACTTCTTTTTGTGGTAAGTCCGTATTTCCTCTATTATTAGAACCATATCGAGCATTATTTTGAGTGTATCCGTCTCTGTAATATACCCGGCTAGAAACTCTATTGTTTACATCTAACTTAGCAAAGGCTTTATATTCTTCCATTCTTGTCCTAGATAACGTAATTACCGGACAAAGAAGTTTATTTTTTTCATCTCTCATAAAACCATTTGCTTGAATTTGAGACCAGAGTTCTCCGCTTCCATACATTACAGGAACATCAATCATGCTATCTCTATCTTGAACTTCAGGTTTGATGTTATTTCTAATGTATTGTAATATAGCATAATCTACATCATATATTGTAATTTCGGGAATCTTAATGTAATCATCATCCTCTCTCGTTTGTTCTCCTCTATTTACTTGATTTCTATAGAGTTGATTATATACCGTAGGATTTATCGTAGATTTAGCCATTTTAATATTTGTTTAGTTCATCATACGCGTCGTTAATTCCGGACCTATAATCAGTAGTAGTTAAGTTTGTTTTTCGGCTTAAGTGTGCTTGTGCTATGACGGATATATTGTAACCAAATTCAGATTCTTCTCCTAGTACATGCGGTATATATGTTTCAGGATTTCTTCCGAACCAAGTATTATCAGAGAATACGTTATTTAACTCGTAAAAATCCATATCAAAGAATATATAGTCTCCGGGTTCTATCACCAAATCTCTCTCTAGTAAATCGTCTCTCAAGAAATAAAATGTAGCCTCTCTTTCAAAATCT